TAAATTCTCTGTAACGCATAGCAATATTTATCGAATAGGTAAATATGCATTTAGTATGCGAATGGCTCGTAAAACTAAAAAAACAATCCGCTGGACCTTAGATGGTGGTGATGCCTTTCAGGTAGTAGAACTAGTCAAGTTCATGGAAGATGCTCTCAAAAAACCCAATCAACGTTATCAAATAAAGATTAAAATCAAAGAATGGGATAATCGTGCTTGTAGGAATTTTGAGAAACAAATCTTGAATGAATCTCACTGGGACAATTTGAATTTTAGATACAGTAAATTAAGTAAGAGTTTTCTGTTTACTAGAAACTAGTTGAAAAAATTTTGACCACTGACGCCATCTAGTTCTTTTTCTGTCCATGTCTCTCCTTCGATCCTAAGTTTTTTATTTTTAGGTACCCAATCAGGACTTGGCTTATCATAATCTTCAGGTGTGATTTCGTTCCATAGTTTTTCAAACAATGCTCCTTCTTCCAACATGAATCCATCTTCAGTTTCTCCGAAGTAATTTTTAATATTTGTGCAACCTTTTAAGACTTTTTCTCTGTTGAATTCAATCATACGTTGATAGTCCCAGTACGGCTTTTGCTCATTGTAATCTTTTTTACTAATCATATTGTTATTTAGACTCATCAGCAACTTCGTTGTCTGACTGTTTAACTATGTTGTTTGGTTTTGCAATGGGCAGTCCACCCTTATTAAACCATCTATGATCCTCGGATTCATAAACGTGACTGAAAAAATTATTACCATCTAAACCTTTAATAGTAATTCTTCTTTTTAAAATTTTACCTTTGTAAGTTGTACCGTCTTTGTTTATTAATTTTAAGTTTCCGTATAGATTGCCGTAAATTCTGTCATTGTCCATGTTGCTCACAATGTATATTGGTTTGTCTTCTGTAACCTTGCCCGGTGTTGCGTCGTCTTTTGCCATTAAGTTAAATCCTTTCTAATACCATACATCAGCCGCCACAACATATCTGTCTTCTTTACTTTTTAATATGCCGGGTCTGTGCCAATAGTTGCTTGGGTAAATCACCCATTGTCCAATTCTTGGAGGCTCCATATGTCTTGCTTTTTCTTCTGGTCCTTCCATTGCAAATTCTGTTCCACACTCATCTAAAACTTCAGGCAAGTGTGCGTAATACACTCCACTAAATGATTCTACTTCTTTGTTGTGATGATGGTGATGCCATAGATTGTCTCTTGGTTCTTCAAATTTCAAACTTGTTTGATAACTCCAACTCTGTACATTTTTAATTTTTAATTCTTTGCCTGCGTACATAAAACAACTCATGATGAAACTCATTTTCAACTTCATCCATTGAGGACTGTTGAGTCCCATCACATTGATATTTGTTTGATACTTGGGCGAATTAGTGAAATATTTTCCGTCTTTAATCAGTTGTGCAACATCTTTGCAGACAATTTCTCGGTCATCTGCCGTGATGTGTTGATTCCAGTCGTACCATTTTAAGTTTGGCTTCATTGTTGTTCCTCAGTAATATTTCAGTATAGCATCAGTTCTCACTGTTGTCAATGCCAGAATTATATACGTATAGAATAAATAAAAAAAAGGAGAGTTTATGGCAAAAGAAAGAATATTCAAATTTACTGATAAAACTGCTGAAGCAGAAGATCAAGTAAAAGAGATCACGGCAATGAGTTTCAAAAAGGCAGTCAAAAGTTTCCAGGGTGGAACTAAAGCACAACAAGTTGAAGTAGAATGGACAACCAAAAAAGGTGAAGAATTCTATGCAGTGCAAAAATTACCATTGGGTAGAAAAATTAGACAAGCGGCACTTATAGAAAAGAAAAGAGCGGCTTTAAGAGCGGCTAAAGAAAAGGCGATGAGTAGATAATGGCAATCAAACACAGAATAAAATTTAAAGAAACAACTGCTCAAAGAATAGCACAAATGCAAGACTCTGGCAAAGATTCAGGTATGTATGCGGCTATGTATGATTTCTTATCAAGTCCTAACTATCCGGAAAATAAAAAAAGTAAAAAAGTAAAAAAAGAAGCAGGAAAATAATATGGCAAAACTAGCGAAAAATTTTATAGCTCACGAACGCACTCCGAAGAAAACAAGTCAAGCCGGAAGAAGGAACAAATGTAAATTGAGCTCAATGAATAAATCAAAAAAACGCAGTCTTAAATTTAAAGTGGGACAAGGAAAATAATCATGGCCGGTGTAAAAGCAAGAGGAATCATTACTCATCATATGTCACGTCATCACAATGATAGAGAAATTAAACCTTGTAAATACATTGGCGAAGGAAAAGGAAAAGGCATAATGGTTGCTCAGTACAAAGACACTGGTGACCTTGTTGTTGATCAATCTGGCAATCCTATTCCTTGGAGCAGAGCATAGACTGATGCAGATAGAGGTTGTCAAAGTAGGCAGTAGACAATCCCCACTTGCTAGGATCCAGGCAGACAATGCCATATCAAGAATAGACTACCCCGCAGAAATAATCACAATGTTAGAGGTTGCAGACGAAGACCTCAGTCGTCCTGTGCATGAAATGGGAGGCAAAGGTATGTTCTGTACCAAATTGGAAAAAGCACTCATCAATCAACAGATACACTGTGCCATACACAGTGCAAAAGATTGTGCCACTATCGAAACACCAGGCACAGAATTGTTGGGAGTGGTTTACAGAGGCGATCCAAGAGATTGTGTGATAGGCGAACACAATCTACACGAACTGCCATCTGGTTCAAGAATAGGAACTTCCGCTCCAAGAAGAATAGAAGCAATCAAGTTGATCAGACCAGACTGTCATGTGGTTGAAGTGAGAGGCAATGTGAACACAAGACTGAACAAACTGCGTGACAAACAAGTGGACGCATTGATACTGGGACAGAGTGTGATTGATCGTATGTCGTTGGATGTTCCACATCATACCATTTCAGAAGAAGTTATACTGCCTGCCGCAGGCGCCGGCAAAGTTGTTGTGCAAGTGCGATCAGATGATACACAAAACAAAGCGATATGGTATCCTGCAATTGATTGGTTGGCATCACAAGAGTTGTGGATTGAACGTGGTGTGTTGAGAGCAGTGGAAGGTGACTGTCACACAGCAGTTGGAGTCAGAGCCAGAGTGCATGAAGATGTTCAAAAATTAGAATTGAGAGCAACCAGTATCATAGATGATGTGTTGGAATTTTTCAAACTGGAAGGCGACCTCACAGATGCTCCTGCCATGATAGAAGAAATCAGCATCAAAATCGCACATAACTGATATTACAAATTTGCACATCACGTATGTGTCAAACGCATAAATACTTTTCGTTCAGGCACTGGCCCGGAAGTAGCATAAGCGAAGGAACGCACCTAAACTTTAACAGAGGGAGGGTGACAATGATCGGACGATTCACCCATTTATTTAAAAAACGAGCAGAGAAGAGTGCTATGCGTAAGAAAGTAGAAGCAATGTTCTCCAGCAAGGAAGAAGTTAATATAAATGGAAACGGCACATCTGGATACACAGTCAAAGCAGGTGCCAACAAAGGCAAAATTTTAGGACACGTATCCAAAAAATCTACCAACAATTGGTAGAGTTTCCAAACAGCAATACAAGGGCAAATTGGGGGGATTGAACCCCCCAATAACTGCTCTGTTAACACGTCAAATCTGCCCATACACGGGCCATGTATGCAGAATGCACTCACAGTACTCTGAGCACTTTACTGACACAAAATACTGGTAAATACTTGTCTTAATAACTCACAAAGGGAGATAGGCTATGAAGGCAATACTAACCATAATCACATCCGTGATTGGAAAAATAAAATCGTTTTTTGTTAGGATCTACAACAGATTGGAAAAATTTGTTGACAGAATCGTCAGCGGTTTTAAGCACTAACTAGACAGCAACTTGAAGTTGCCTAGATAAATCAACAAGGTTCCCCGCACTGCTGGTTCTAAGATTTAGCATTTCGAAATTCGATTGCTTCTTGTTCCACGGTGCTGAGGAACTGTTGAGACCCATCAGGCGTCCGCTTAAAAAAATGATTTAACGCTGTCGCGTTTCCGCTTCGCGGAATTGAATTTTCGGCGCTACCGCTTTGCGGCTGTCTACGACCTACGCCTGTTAAGTACACATATGCAAAGCATTCAATTTCCAAATCTAGGTTATGTGGAACAAACTGTAACAGATGACCAAATTAGTTTGTTAAACAAATGGGTAGCAAACATTGATCACCAAACAGCATTAATTGATCACTCTCATGTAGGCACAATCACAAACGAATACAAGATCAAAGATGAGGATGTCAAACAAGAACTGTCCAAAATACTTGGTCCAATGTGTGAACAATATTGTAAAGATATGCATTACAAAGTAGAAAACAAACCTATCGGACTTAAAACTGCTTGGTGCAACGTTCAACAATCTGGAGAATATTTTGCGGCACACACTCACAACGGAGTATTTTCTTTTGCATTATGGTTAGAAGTTCCTTTCACACAAGATGATGAACGTGCATGGAGAGAAGCACGTGGCAAATCAGGCAGAGAAACTGCGTCATTTCAATTCCATTATACTGATGCATTGGGACGTATCACTCCTGAAGTACTTGAAGTTGATGCTACATGGGAAAATAAAATTATATTGTTTCCCGGAGAGATGATGCATTCTGTTACACCTTATTATTCCACACAAGACAAAAGAATAGTTGTGTCAGGAAATATTGACTATCTAAATTAATCTTCCAACCAATTTTGAAACGAATGGAGTTCTACATCTTGACATTCCACATAGTCTGAATTGTTATGATGTTTAATTTTACCTCTACCAGAAATTACATCTCCATCTCTATGACTGAATGGTTTTTTAACTGTGATGTCTATGTATTGTCCAGGACCTATTCCTAGTGTAACAAATGTTACGTACTTTCCATTTTTACCTTTGAAAACTCTGCCATTGGCAATAACTCCGGCAAACTGAACATAATCTAGATACTGTTGTTGGACATGACATTTAGGAATAAATCCTCTTCTCCACCAGCCTGGTTCATTGTCGATGCCCCAACGTTCTGCTTCTGTATTGTACACCCAACGTCTATACGAACCTTCACAATGTTTTAAACAAGCCTCCCAAAACTTTTTAGGATTGTGTGCCTTTTGATATGCTAGTGCCCAAATCAATCTGCCCAAGTTGACCGCATGGGCTCTACATAAACCAAATCCAGACAGTGTCATTAGTGTGTTAATTGCTTCTTGTTTGCGTGGATGTTTGCCCAATCTATTTACGAACTCTATAATTTTTTCATCGTTCTTTTTAGCAAATGCTCTGCGGTACATATCTGCTTCATACATATCGATACCAATAATATTTGAAATAATTTCAATAGCATCGTCTTCGAACACAATAGAATCTTGTACGCCTTCTTTAGTCCAGTCATTAAACATAGATGCTTTTTGTCTGCCAGTCATCGCCACAGGTCTTATCATAGCAGTAGCAAACACACAGTCGTAAACACTTTTAGGTTGTATTGCTCTAAACAATCTACGCATGGCTGGTGACTCACCTTGTGTTACTCCTAACACATCTCCCCTACTCAATAACTTTGATGTTGCTTCGTCTTCAATAGGATAATCTGTTAAGTTCATACTAGAATCTATTTCTAATAACTGACTTAATCCTCTGTTAGAAAGTATGTCAACTTTTAGATGTTCTAAATCTTCTACTTCATATTTGTCTAGCAGTATTTGATTGTCAGCAGAAATTAAACTTTTAGGTAACTGTCTATCGAACATTATGATTCCGCCACAATGTTTAGATATACATCTTTTTTTACCTAACAGTTTTTGTTCTATGCGTTTTGCTTCAATAGGATCGATATCGTAATCTTCATACTTAAATTTGCGTGGCAGTTTGCCTTTTGCACCCAATCGCTTTGCCGCTTCGCGTTTTGCTGACTTGGGTTGATACTTGACATAGTTAGATATCCTTGCTGTCTTGCCCGGCCATTTTTTAAAAATACGTTGCATCACTTCTGCTTGTTTGTGATGTTCGAAGTCTATGTCCACATCAGGTAAATCATCTCGTAGTGGATTCATAAAACGTGCAACCGGTATGTTCCACTGTACTGGGTCAACATCTGTTATACCCAGCAGATAACACACAAGACTAGATCCTGCTGAACCTCTTGTCATGTGTTTTAAATCTGATGTGATGTCTATGATGTCACAAATTTTTAAAAAGTATTCTGTGAATCTTTGTTTAAGAATTAATTCAAATTCTTCTGCTAGTCTTTTTTGGTACACTTCACTGTTGGGCATCTGCCTTTTAAAACGTTCCGTGAGCCTTTGTATATTTTCTAAATCATTCATTATTCGCCTCTCTGCCTAAAATAATATTTATGATTTGTGTACGGATTGGTGGGTAGTAAAGGACTCGAACCTTTGACCCCCTCGGTGTAAACGAGATGCTCTACCAACTGAGCTAACCACCCTAATAGTTTAAGATTCGTCGTCTAAATTAGTTAAGAATTCTCTTAATTTTGTTGAATCTGTTTTAGGTTCAATTCTTCCTATGCTATCACCTTTTGTTGGGTCTGGTGGAGTAATAGGTTTGCCTGCTTCTACACTGTTGTCTGTGAGATCAGGAGTTACAGTTGTGCCCTGTTTAATTGAATTGTATATTGTACTTTTACGCTTGTCAAATTCTTGATACTCTGAATCATCTGCAAGATCTCTGATACGCAAACTGTCCATATCAAATTCTAAATCAATTTTCATTCCAACACCACTTGATGATCTTGTTTTCATCAATTGTATTTGATATCTTCCACGTTCTCTCATTGCTCTACTTGTAAAAATACCAAACACGTTGTCAGCAGTTTGTATTTTACTTAATCCACCACTGATGTGCGAATGATCAAATTCTATTTCTTCTACAGCACCTCTGTTCAACTGTGCCGCTGTTACAAACACTGTGTTCAATTCCATTGACAAGTTACGTAGTTCTTCAGAAACAAATTTGTCTTTGATAAACAAATCGCTCGGAGAAACCTTTCTACTGTTTGGCATCATCAAATCTAGATAGTCTACAAGCAATACATCAACTTTACTGTTTGTTTTAATTTCATATTCTTTGATGTAAGACCTTACATCATTTGCATTTTTACCACTAGGCATATATTTGATTTGGAATTTTCCTGCTTTTTTTCCAATCATTTTTACTTTCATTTCTACACCATCTAAGTCTTTAAATATTTCTTTTGTAGGAATATCTGTAAGCATAGAATCTAATCTCATAGCAACCAACGATTCACTCAATTCAAATGTTAGATACACAACATTCATTCCTTCTAGTGCAAAGTTACAACCTAAGTTTGCAAGGAATAAAGACTTACCTGCACCAGAACCACCTGCAAATATATTCAACTCACCTTTGTTGAATCCACCAAATAGTCTTCTGTCTAAAGATTCCCAACCTGTTTTGACCTGACCATTCTGATCTTTCAATCCTAACAGTCTTGATTTCGGATCTTCAAAGTAATCTGTTCCTATGTCCTTGTGCAGTCCTATTTGTACTGCGTCTTTGACCAACACTTCAACAGGACCATATTCACCTTTTTCAAGCATATCTGCACTTTTTAAGATTGCTCTTTCTAAACTTTTGTGTCTAGTAAACGTCTCAAAATCTTCTAGTAACCAATCATAGTGCGATTCATTGAGTCCTGTAGGAACTTTTAAATTAGATTTGCAACTGGAGTTTACAATTTCTTCTGTGGGCAATGCATTATGTTTACCAACATATTCATCTACGAACTGTGCCGCATCTTGCAATTTTCTATCAAACAGTGTGTGATCAAATATAGACTGACAACGTACAAATGTTTCTGCGTCAGCCAACATCATTTCTAGATATACTTTTTGTATATCATAGCCGTATTCTTTATTTTGCTTTACCATGTTCCTTATTATACCACATTTCATTTACGTTGTCAATGTGATTGTTGTATTTGGCGGCAACTGCTCCTATACAACTACCTGGGTCTCCAGGATTTTTTGGCACCCATATATCGTCCCAAACGTTTTCCAATTTGTGTCTAGCAGTTTGGTTTAATGCACATCCTCCTACCAAAACAATGTTTGATGTTTTGATGTTCATCTGTATCCATGAACTTGCACACATTAATACTTGTTCAAAAATGTGTTGAGTGGTTGCGGCGATGTCAGCCATGTCTTCTTCTGTTTTTAATTCTGGTCTCCACCAATTACAACCTCTGTGTAGATTTACTCTTGTTTTAAAAGGCATTCTAGATTCAATTATTTCTTCCATAAAAAATCTATAATTTTTTCTCCAATTACCTTTTTTGGCAAGTTGTTCTAATTTGTGTTCTTCTGCGTTTGCTTTGAATCCACATCTTTGTGTCATCGCTGAATAAAACAAACCAATACTGTGAGGATATTTTTGTGTGTATTTTTTTTCAAGTTTATTGCCATGCCCATGCCATATAGTAAATGTTTCAAACTCTCCTATTGAGTCAAGCACCACAACTGCCGCATCTTTAAACGGCGATGAATAATATCCATATGCCGCATGACTGTGATGATGATCTATATACTCAATCGGTACATGGTGAATACCTGATTTACTTAAAAATTTCTTAATGTTGTTTTCTTTATAGTTCCAACCTTGACCTGCTATAAATTGTCTTACAGTTTTCTTTAAAGGTTTTTCATAAAAATATATTTTTGCAGGGTAGGCCCATTTAGGATTTGACCTTACCTCAGCCATTAATTTAGGACACAGTGTGGGATCTCCTGGAATACCACTAAAGTCTTTTGACATCCCTGCCCATTTTAATTTTAATTTATAGTGATCAGTTAGTCCTGCTACCTTCCACTCCATCACTGCCAAACTGGCATCATGATTATTTCCTGTGATTCCCCAAACTATCATTTTTTAATTACCCATGCTCGATGATAATAATCATCAATATTTTTTTGTATAAGTGCTACGGCTAAATCTTCTGCTGTTATTTTTGCCATTGGCCCATATTCTTTTTTTGTTTTCAGGTCCAAAGTTTCTTTGTTGTTTGGATCTGTGTGAGTCCCTTCTACTACGTAATACATCCTATTTGTATATAAAGGGATCTCTTTTTTGTAACTCTTTAATTCTCTTTTTGTATTTGTATTTTTGAACTATTGTTCTAAATGGCGATAGCAAAATTTGAATCACTCGTTTTATGAAAACCATTTTTTCATCCTCAGTTTTATTTTTAGTTGTGACTGTTCTGCAAACTTGACTATTGAGTACAAAGTATGCAGTCTGCCGTATTTAATTATCGCATCATTGACATCTTTGACATCTGAATGCCAGTTGGGCATACTCACACTCCACCCGCTTTCCATGGCTTGTTCAACAAGTTTTACTCCTGCTTCATCTCTGTCAGGCATCACAATGACGTGTTTGCCTAGACTGTTCAATAGTATTTCTTGTTGCTGTTTAACTTCACTGCCCAGTAGTGCTACACCATCAATACTTAAAGCATCAATGGGGCCTTCTACTGCGATAATAAATTCTCTGTCATCATTCTGATTGTCGATGTTGAACACATATCCAGGTTGTTGTTCAGATATGTATTTTACTTTTCCATCTGTTACTTTTCTTGCTGTATAACCTACGATATCTGATCTGTAATAGAACGGAATTATAAGCCTATCTCTGTATGCTGAATTCGGAGTCCAATAAAAATTGTAATCTACTTTTGCTAGTTTTCTTTTTTCTAAATATTCTAACACCTTGACATAGTTTTCATCTAGCCCTGTTGGCTCTAGTGCTTTGTAGTCTGTCCAATCTTGTAGCAGTTTTGCACCTTCAGGAAGTGCTTTTGATTCAAATTTTGGTAATTGAATTATTGGAGTTTGCCCTGTTGTTTCTTCTTTTAATTTTAAAACGTGCAATGCTAATTTAGTAATAATATCATCAGGAGTATTCATCCATCTCATTAATTTACGTAATCTGTAAGATAAATTTCTGCCAGGTTGCCAACTTGCTGTGTAACCACAGTTGAAACAGTGATAACTAATTCCTCCATCACCATTTGCAATTAACCCACCCCGTTGTCTGGAGTCTGCTGTTGTGCCTTGATGTGAACAACACGGAGCATTGAAAGACATCCATCCACTAGGAGTTTTCTTTCTTTTAAAAGGCAAGTGTTGCAATAATGTGTCGTAAACAGAATTCATTTACGTTATTATATTTTATATTTTGGTAAAAGTCAATTAATTTCGAATTAAAATTTTGGTGATGTCGTCTGTGTAATTCGCAGTTGGGTCTGCTTTATCTGTGGTGTGTTTTATTCTTAAGTAACTAAAAACTCCATTGAAGTTGACATATTTTAATGTGTCTACTGAATCAACAGATACTGTTGCTACATCTGACCAATTAGTTGAACTGCTGACTTGTGAATCTAAAGTTGCTTGAATTGTAATATCACCATCTGCGTCATCAAGATAAAATGCCGCTGTGTGCAATGCTTCATTGCCGTTTATTGCCGGCTCGGCAGTGATTGCCTCAGACAAAAATACAGCACTGTCTGTGTCTTCTTGGCTCAATGATGTAACACTGTAACTTTTTAATGGCCCAGGTATTTCGCTGGCATCCAAGTAAACCGAACCTTTGCTTTCAAAGTGAGAATTGCTGTATGTCAATGTTCTTTCATTGCTTGAGTTGTTTACAAGTTCTATTGTGTAATTTAAAAACTGTGATTGTAGGTTAAGCAGTTCATTTTCTGTCAAAGTCACTGTGAACATTCCAACGTTGCTTGGAGTTGTAGTTTCAATAATTGTAGCGTCTTTTTCTACTACTAAACGTGTTTTTTCGTCAAACATTTTAAATGCAGGTGTGTATGTGTTTAATATAGACACGGGTTTCTGATCTGCATTGATCACTTGAAAAGATATTTTATTATCTATTCCTCTGTAAATGTTTAGTCGTCTTGAATACAAGGCTCTATACTCCGTTACGTTTCCTGCCACATCTGCGGTAAGCAGTACACTACTATTTAATAAATATCTCTGAACTAATTGCATAACTTTTTAGAATATTTATCATATGTTAAGAGACGAAATAGAATCTAAATTTCCCTACATTTCTGTCGTAGAATACGGTGGCAAGGAGTATGTTGGTGTCATAAACAACCAAGATCACTCGGTTACAAGTGTCTATGTATACACAGATTTACACACGGAAGAACAAAAAAAATACTTTATTGAGACTTGCGAAACGTGGTGGTGGGAGTCAAACAGGATGATTCCTATCAGTATTTTTATGCGTGAGGAGATGGAAAAATTTAAAAGCATTATCATGATAATGGCAACAAAAGATGTACGTGTTGTGATTGGACCATGCACTAATCTTAATACACTTGCTATGAAACGCACTAAAAGAAAATCAGTCCAGTTAGTTAGAAAACCAAAATAATTATTGATTATTGAGTTGTTCGCAAATTAAGTTCATATGAACTACTACTGCAACTGCATATGATGTTGCATGACTTTTTTTAAAGAAATATCCTTCAGTTGGCTTTATCCAGACTTCTTTCATTATCTCTTCCCAGGATTTATTAACTAGATATCTTTTGCTTGGTCGTATAATTGCTAATACAGCCGCAAGTTGTTCTATATTTTGAGGTTTCAGTTTTTTTAATATTTCACTGTGACCATTTAAATGAAATACCTGATCACTAAAATCTTTTGCTTCTAATAGTTCCCACATCGGAGTTTTTGTCATCAGTTCCACTAGATGTTTTTCATTTTTTACTTTTTCATAGATGCTTACATTTAACAAGTCTATTTTAAAGTAGCCTCGATCTTCTGCTAGTTTGTAATCAATTGTGCTGATATTGTCTAATGGATTGTGAGGTACTTCAGTAAAGTAAACACCTGTGTTGTGTTTTTTACCTGTATCTAATTTTGCAACTCTGTGTTTTAATTTGTTTAATATGTTATTTCTATCTGCAAAGTCTATATCTATATCAGGCATTTACAACCTCTCTTAATTTGGATTTAGGAATGTTTATGTGTCTTTTATCACACACTTCATCTATAACACAAACATAACATTTTGGTTTTTTACTTGTACACACTCTTTTTGCATGAGTAATTAATTGCATATGTGCGGCATATTTGTATTTGTCAGGAGTTGTATCATTGACTATGATTGAACTTTTACTTTCATCTAGCGTGTTTGTCCAACCCAATCTCCATAGCAGTCTAAACACATGAGTATCAACTGCTATGTTTGGAGCCCCCCAAACAAATCTCATCATGATGTCTGAACTTTTTCTGCCAATGCCTGGCAAGTTCATAAGTTCTTTTTGTGTTTGCGGAACTTTGCCATTGTATTCCATCAATAGTTTAGAACTTGTTGCAAGTATGTTTTTTGATTTTGCATTGTGTAATCCTGCAGGACGTATTGCTTCTATAATTTCTTCCCTTGACAGTTTGATCATTTTTTCAGGAGTATCTGCTAATGCAAATAATTGTTTACAAGCAATCGCTGTTCTTTTGTCTTGGCTTTGTGCTGAAAGCATCACTCCTATTAAACTAGTAAATGCTTCTTTGTGTATTTTTGCCGCTGGCTTTCTGTTAGAATATTTGGGCCAGTAATCGCCTAATTTTTTGTAGATATATTCAATTTGTTGCTTTGTTTTCATATAATTTTTTTACTCGCCTTGTGTGCCTTCCTTTTAAAAATTTTGTTGTAAAGAATGCTTTACACATTGCCTTTGCAGTATTAAAATTTGTAACATCTGCTCCTATACATAATACATTCATATCGTTGTGTTGTCTAGCCTGTTTTACATCAGAAACACTTTTACATACAACTGCTCTGACTTTTTGAAATCTATTTGCCTGAATAGCCATACCAAAACCACTTCCACATATCAATATGCCTCTATCACAAATAATCATATTATCTGCAACTTTCATTGCAATATCATTATAATCTGTTCTCTTTGGTTTGTGTACTCCTGCATCTTGAAACACTGCTATTTCAAATTTACTTTCGCCTTCTATATCATCTGGGCAAAGCCATGCTGAAAGTTTTTCTTTCAATTCGTAACCTCGATGATCTGCACCTATAATTAAATCTGTCATAGTCCTGATTGCCTCACAATTTCTTTTACTATTTCCACATCAGCCGGAGACCTTTTGAACCTAATTGACCAATGTTGTGGATTTAGTACATAACTTACAATTTGTAATTGTTCTTCGTTCATATTTTTTAGCATTGCTTTTCCCGACGGACAGTTTAATATAAGCCACGGAGAAATTTTACCATCTTTTATTTCTTGTGTTGCTCTATTTAGACTGGCGTATTTGAAGTAATGATTCCACGGAGCACCTTTCTCATCAGACCATTCCATCATATTTTTTACGGATCTTTTTACAGCGTCTTCTACCCTCTCTTTTAAGATAACATCTAACGCATATGTTTGATATAATTCTTCTCTGCACCAATGATCTAATTTAACTCCTGAAGTAACAACGTAATCAATAAATTTTTCTGGATATAATGGTTTTACATTGCTGAGGAAACTTCCAAACTTTACAAAAGCAGTGTAATAAGGACTTTTGCAAAACTGTTGATATGTTTTAGGTTCTTGTTGATTTTGACAAAGTTCATAAAATCTAATGTATGTTTGATAACCTAATTGAACTCTACGCTCATCTTTTTGTGTGAATCTTCTTTTTTGTTCACACATATGTACTGCTAAGGTTTTTTCACGTGTGAATTTTGCACCACAATGTGGGCAGGTGTATACTTCGCTCATAGTATTTTCTTAATGGCCTCTTTGCTCATACCCATTTGCTCTGCATATGCTTTAACATCTTTTGCAGTATTAATTTTCGATAACAATTCTATTTCGTCTTCTTTCAAGTTTGGAAAAACCTCTTTTAAGAATTTAGCAGTTTTATTTTTTCCTGCACTATCTTTGAATTTGTATCCTATCCACTCATGCCATTTGATTGTTTTGTCATCATCTTGAGTTGCACACAACAGTAGCCAAAGCAGTTTTTTGTGTTTGCTTAATGTAAAAAAGTTTTTATTGTAGTACTCATTTGTTTTTAAAATTGTTAATTCTTGTTTTGCTCTTGTGCCTTTTATAGCACTGGCATATCTATTAAGCAAATAAAAACTTACTTGCTTTTTTTCATCATCAGATAAGTCATCCCATACGTTTGTTGCTTTCATATCGATAGCCGCAAGTATGTCTTTAATTGGTAATCTATTATTCTTCGTAGCCATATAATTCAAGTAATACTATATACTTCTCCCATGCTTTTTGCAAGCCTTTATGTTTCCAACACATCTCTACTGCTCTTTCAGTCATATAATGCTGTCTACGTTGATGTTCTTCTTCAATAGTTGCTTTGTTTGATTTAGAAATCAAAACTTTTGGTCCTCTGCCATTAGTTTGTCCGTAAACTGTTTCCCCACCATCTGGGGAAGTAAAGATCATTACATCTTCTTCTTTTTTCTTTTTTATTTTATTAGGCACTACAATAATTCTGTGTAATCAATAGTTTCACACTGTCTACTAATATCTTTTACAAAAAATGCACAATGTGGTTTCTTACCTTCTGTAATTGGCACACTTAATAATTGATTGTTTTTGATCTTAGGAAAGTACCATTTTACATCGTTGTAAAAGTTTGTGACTTTTATTGATCCAAAGTCTGCTTTGAATCCTGTCAATGGATTGAATAAAAATGCTTCAAATCCTCTTTCTCCTAAACTAGTCAACGGAACTACGTCTACACTTGCACTGTTTTCTTGATCGCCTACTGCTATATTCCAATCTAAAGGCATTGTAAGTTCGTGTCCATCTATTTCTAATACTATTGCAGGACAACTGAAAGATTCAACATATATCATTGGTAAAAAGAAAAAATCAGGCTCTTTAGGATTACTATTATCAAGCACTGAAAATCTCATATCTTCGTTAACGTGATCAGGCAATTTATTCATTTCATATGCTATATTGTCTAATGTTAATATTCTCATTTTGTATAATCAACCTTTTCTACTGTGAAAGGATAGTTTGCTTCTTTATAAAACTTTTTCCTTTGTGTTAAATGTCTTTTCGCAAATTTACAAGTTGACGTTATATCCCAAATTTGCACAAAGTCTTTGTCTTTTGCCTTACGTATGCCTCTTCCGATTGATTGAATTACTCTTATAAATGATTTGCCTGGTTCGATTAAAATTAAATTAAAAATTCTTGGAATGTTAATGCCCACACTTGCTACACCATATGTTGCAATTAATACTTTGTTGTTGGCTTCACTAATTTCTTCATACTGATCTTTTCTGTCTTGTAACTTTGTTTCACCTCTGATAAATGTGCTGTTAGGTATTAGTTCTTGAAGTTTTTCTCCTGCTGTAATTCTATCCACAAGTACTAATGTGTTACCTGTTTGTGATATTTTGTCTATTAGTTTAGAAATGTATTCTATTCTTATTGAATTTGTAACTAAAAATTTTAGTTCTTCTTGATAGTTCTTGTGTACAAGTGTGTCAATCATTTGTACAACATTTACATGACAATTACTTAATACACCTTTTTCCTGTAATTCTTTTGCACTTATTTGATTTATTACAGGACCAATGCCCGCCAGTATTGCTTGAAACTCGAATTGTTCTTTAGGCACAGTGCCTGTTAATCCCCATCTTAATGGAGCATGGTTTAAATGTTGTGTGAGAAGTTTTTTTAAAACTTCTGCTTTTGCTTGATGTACCTCGTCAATAATAACTGTTTTAACTCCATGTAAGAATTCATCTAGTGTTACTCTTGCATCGCCATCTTTACTTTTCTTATCAAGGATATTTAAACTTTGCCATGTGCAGATTGTGTGTGTTTTGTTTAATTCTTTACGATCACCAAAGTAAACTCCAACGTCGAGACCAACAATTTTATAATCTTCTTCTGTCTGTGTAACAAGACTTTTGTTTGGAACAATTACTAATGTTCTGCCAACTGGTTCACACAATTTAGATAGACACGCCGTGATAATTGTTTTCCCGGCACCTGTAGCAACCTCTTGCAAACTCTGTGGATTTTTTAGAAAATTATTAATAACATCTATTTGATAATCACGTAGTTCAATGTTTTGTCCTTCTGCAACGTGTCCTTTGGGCCATACTTTATCTGCTAGATAATCTTTATCAACAGTTGAAAACTGCAAATCAACTTTTTCTCTTTGATCTTCCACTTCATCTATTTCTACACCGTTTTGATGTAGTAAATTAATTATAGTATCCAGATGATTAACAAATCCGTTTCCTCCTAATCCAAAGAAACCAATTTTCCCGTCCCATCTGCCCAGTTTAAACTGAGGCAAGTATCTCGCATACGGAACTTGAAATTTTAATTTGTTTGCAATTTTTCTACGGATGTCCACAGGAAGATTGTGTATCTTTACATTTACTTCGTCGGCAATAGTTATTTTACACTTCATATTTTTTCAATACTATAAATCATATCGTTCCAGTATCCATCTTCTTTGTCATAATGTATTGTAAGGTCATATTGATGAATCAATTTGTCTATCTTATTATAGTGCCTAACTGATCCAAGACTGATAACACATTCTGGTTCCCAAACTTCTTTCAACAAGTCCTTTGGAATTTTCTTATTATTAATATACACTATTTTTGTGTTAATATCAAGTTTATTATTAAGATTTTGTGACTTTACGTAATCATTAAAATGTCTACCCTCTTTCCTATTTTCTTTTCTAAACATTACCGAAATTTTTTCTATTGGAATAATATTTTTGGTTAAATTATGGAACTGTACCAACTGATCCAACGGTTCCTTATCATCCAAAATTACAAGCAATGGAAACCGTTGCAACTCTAATAAAGTTTCCAATACTTCGTTGATTGGGTGTTGTTTTTTATTAATTTGTATAAATGAGTGATTACGGCTTAATATTTTTTTTGTTAGTGGTTTTAAGTTCTGTGTTGAAGATGTTAAATCCTCTTTATCAAAATGCACTAAACCTATTTGATCCCTCTTGTCATGATACAAAAATAAGTTTTCTAATGTAGGGTCTCC